ATGCAGTCGGGTATGAACTTCGCCAAGACGCCCTTCAAAGAGCCGTCAAACCAGATGGCAAAGGTTGCGTTTATCGTAGTCGGTCTTCAGATCACGACCAACAACCGCCGCCGCCAAGGCGTCATTTACAACGTCACCGCTTAAGGGAGGGTTGAACAATGGCAATTTTACACGCTTCGCCAACGACCACTTCCGCTACGGATGATCATGGCGTTGGTAACATTTTTGATAGCCCCGATGGCAAGAAGTATAAGTGGGTCAAGGTCGTTGACGTTGATCTGGCCGTTGGATATGTGGTAACTCCGGCCAGCGTTGATGGCACGGAAGTAACCGCTGACCGTTCGGGCGGTTCGCAGCTTGCTCTTCGCGGCATCGGCGTAGCGCTTGGCACGGTGGACATTTCCGCAACGCCGTACTGCTTTGTGCAGATTGCTGGCGTAGCAGATGTCTACAGTGACGGGGCCGTTGCTGCTGGTGAGGCTGTTGTCGCTGATTCAGCGACGGACGGTTTGGCCGACACGATGGCTGATGGTGAAGAGGAGCAGGTGTTTGGGTTTGCGCTGGAAGCTGATTCTGGCTCGCCTGTAACCTGCGCTGTTTACTTGGTGGGCTGCTACTAGTAGCGCCACGGGAATCAACCAATGATGGTGGTGGGGTGCGTAGGGAGTTGCCTGTCGCAATGCCTCCTTCGAAATGTTGTTGAATAAACAGCTTTCTACGGCCCCACCGCCCTCTATAACAAAACGAGAGAATACAATGGCAAAACGTATGCAAGAGCATACCCTGTCAGACGAGATTGCAGAAGCGGCCTCATCGACTACACCCGCAAAAGAAGAAGCGGCTAGTGTGACGCCAGATATGATTGCCCAGCTGATACTCAAGGGCAGCGACGAAACGAAAGAAGCTATTCGTAAGGCGCTTGATCTGGACAAGACGCACACCCGTCAGCGCCGATCCAAAGTCACTAACAGCCAGGTGCGAAACCATGTGCGTGCTGTTGGTGAGGTAACCCATCTACCGGGTTTCGTACCCGCACCGCCGTCGCGTGTTGCAGATCGTGGACCAGAAGCTGTCCGCATATGGACAGACCGCTGGCTCGACAACAACGGAGACAACCTCTCCGAATACGATCTGGATCAGATTACGGCGGGTGCTGAGATGTAAATGTCGGAAACTGTAGGCCAGATAAATGCCGCCACATTTTTTGGCGACGCCGCACTCTTTGGCGTGCTGGAGGCTGACACCGTCACGTTTGGCGCATCGTTCACGGTCCCATCGTTGACGACAGCAGAGCGCGATGCGCTCACAGCAGCCAATGGGATGCTGGTCTACAACAGCACCGACAACAAGTTTCAAGGGTACGAAAACGGCGCATGGGTTGATATGAGAGCCGCCGTTTTAGGATGACAAACATTGAAGTCCTACAGATTGCTTTACGCAGGGTAGGTCTAAACACCTCTAGCTCGACGTTCAAGGATTCTGCCCGTGACTACCTCAACATGGTGGGCAAGGACATCCAGAGCCGAGAGCAGTGGAACTGGCTGTTTACGTCGTCCACGTTCACCACGGTGGCCGACACACAGACCTACTCGCTCGCATCGGACGTACTGACGCCGTTATCGTTCCGCAACGTAACGGAGAACCATGTCATCATCGTCAAGTCTACTCAAGACCTGGATGCTGCTGACCCAGATGCTAGCATAGATGGCGATCCGCGCTGGGTGGCCGTCAATGGGATTGATGGCAGTGGAGCTATTCAAGTGTCGTTGTATCCGACCCCGGACAGCGCCGACACCATAGCCTACCGCTACTACCGCCAGATCCCAGAGTTCACTGAGGCTGAAGACAACAACAGCCTCGACCAATATTACCCACAGGTTATACAGCCCGCCCTTGTATACGGCATCACATCGCTCTACAAGCAAGAGAAGGGCGATGATCAAGGATCGCTGCTAGATCGCAACGAGATGGAGCGGATTGTCAGCGTAGCGTCGCGTCAGAATGCGGCGGTGCAGGGCAACCGTAAATATCGTATGCGGCGCAGTGACGACCAGGTCGCCGGCCAGTTTAGCTACTATCCGACGGAAGGGTCATTGTCCTAATGCCGATAGCCGCTCAATCGCTGCGCTATGGCCCTTGGCGAGAGGGGGTCAACTATAGCCTACCCGCCGAAGACATTGGACCGGCGGGGCTATATGACATGGCCAACTGCACTATTGGCTTGGCCGGCGAGGTATCCAAGCGCAAGGGGTTTGAGAAGTACAATAGCGTAGCCATGAACAGCGGCGCTACGGTTACGGGCTTAGGGCAAGTTACGCTACAAGGGACAGAGAAGACCTTCGCCTTTTGCGGTGACAAGTTCTTTGACGTGACAGGTGGCACAGCTACGGATCGCACGGGCGCAACAACGATCACAGCAGGTAACGACTACACTTGGCAATGGGTGCTGGCTGGCGACACACTGGTGGCCGTCAATGGACAAGACACCGACGCGATTAAGTGGACAGGGGCTACCAGCAACGCAGCGGCTCTGGACGACAATGCGCGGTTTAGCCAGCCCAAGCACGTTGCTTTCTGGGAAAATCGCCTATGGGTCGCCAACACAAGCGGAACGACTGATCGCGTATGGCGCTCTGATCCGGGCGACATTGAGACTTGGGGTGCGCTCAACTATTACAGCGTAGGCTACGATGTAACAGGCATACAGCCGTTTCAAAACACGTTGGCGGTGCATACTGAATATGGTATACACACGCTGACGGCTACGGGCAACTCAACGATACCGTTCCAGCAGCAGCAGCGCACGCAGCGCGGCACGGTAGCAGGGCGCACGATAGTCACGATCCCAGGTGAGCGTCAGATCTTTCTGCGTGACGATGGGATCTATCAATGGACGGGTGGCCCTGCCGTAGAAAAGATCTCGTTCGCATTGGATGACCGTTACTGGTCGGAGTTAAATACGGCGCGTTTGAAATATGCGTTTGCTCTGTATTACCCAGCTGAGGAGCAGATCTGGTTCTTTCTGCCGTATGGCGCATCGCAGACCACGATGAACAGTGTGGTCATCTACAGCAACCGCCTCAACTGCTGGTTTGGTCCCTACAACAATTTCACGCGCAACGCTGCCGCTATTGTAGACGAGGTTCCTCACGCAGGTGACTTTGCCGGTTTTGTGATGAAGCATGAGACGGGCAATAACGACGATGGGGCAGCGATACAAGGCTTTTTTGAAACTGCAAATATTGCACCGTTGGGTGACGCTGTGCAGTGCAGGTGGCTGTATAACCGGACCTTGTTTGACAATACGGGCGACTTCGACCTCAGCATCACGCAGAAGGCCGCTAGCATCGTTTCTAACGTCGAAACGATCACGATGGGCAACCTGGGCGCAACGCTGGATGTGACGTTTACGCTAGGCACGTCCGTGCTTCAGAGCGATGTGAGCGCACTGACGACCGATAGCGACCTGTTTGGATACGATCCGCGCACGATGCTGCGCTTCAGCAATTTCAACAATGACGAGACGTTTACCATTCGCCGGACAAATCTGCAATACAAGCCGATTGGGTTGACGCGCAAACGCACAACGGGAATTGAGTGATGAATTTTGTAACCAGTAGCTTTAGGTCAAACAATCCAACTGCAACTACGCAGAAAAGATTCTACAATCCTTACGCCGATGCAGCAGCAGCCCAAAGTCAGCCCCAGACGTATGCTCCGGTCCCTTCTTATGTAAACCCGTATGCTCAAGCGGCATCAGCTCAAGATCCGCTAACAGCAGCCATTTCAGGCGGATCAAATGCGTCGTATGGGGCTACGCCAGGAGCAGCGAGTTCGCTTGGCCGAAATCAAGCCCCAGCACCAACGTCTTCCTATAGCAATCCCTATGCTCAGGCGGCGGCAACGCAAAGCGCTCCACCTCCGCCTCCGCCTCCACCTCCGGCCCCAACCGTAGCGCCGACTCCATATATGCCATCCTACGCACGGGCGGCAATGGTGCAGTCGCCTCAAGAAGCACAACAAGCCCTATTTGGCGCTCCATCCAGCCCAACAATAGCCCCCCCACTTGAGGGACCAGCCCCAAGGCTTAGAGTAACTGCGGCCAGTGTCGGCGATGAAAGTGTTGTTACGGGTGGCCGGCAGGGGTTTGGCACAGATCTGACGCTAGGCGGGATGGGTGACACCAGCTATAACACTGGCTTCCCGTCTTCTGGCGGCGGTGCTGGTGGCGGGTCTAGCTCAACGGTTGACTTTGAATCTTTGCCTAACATACGGGACGTTGGTCGCCCTAGTGCCGGCGCTGGATTAGCGATTGATACACGCTATAGGGAGCCAGATAGCGGGTATGCTATGGGCGAGAGCACCCAGCAGACGAGGACAGCTGCACCATCTATATACAACGACCCTTATGCCGAATATGCTGCCGGCATCAGCGGACAGATCCGAGACGAAAACTCGTATAATGCACCCAGGCCTTCAGCACCTGCGTCCACCTTGACGTATGCTGATATGATTGCAGACCTAAACGCCAGAAATGCCGCAACGGGCCGAGGGGCAACTAATCGCTACGGCACTATGGCTGAAGAGGCCCAGGCTTCTAGGACGATGGCCGAACGGCTTGCTGCTATGGGGTATCGTCCGGGAGAGCTTCGTGGGGCAGTGAGCGTTGACAATGTAGAGCAAGCGCTCAATGCGGCACGCGAAGCAGATGCGTTCGCTCAATTAAATCAAGGAGTGACCTCCACAAGGAGTCCGTATGCAACGCCCAATCAGGCATACAACTCATATGGAGCGGCTGCATCCGCGCAGCAAGGGTTGGTTCGCCCAGAAAGCTCGTATGGCCAGCAATACCAACAGCTCTCAGATGCTGACTACTTCGATTATCTACGAAGAAACAACTTGCCGATACCGGCCAGACTACAGCAATACCAATATGAGTATGGCATAACACCTGGGCGCTCTTCAAGCCCCGACCCGATCTCAGATCCGACACTTGATGCAGGTGCGCGTCGGGCTGGGTATGGCTGGAGTGACCCAGTGCAAAAAGCGTATGAAGATATGCTTGCTGCGCGTCGCTACGACCTCAATGCGGGGTCGGATATGGCTGCTGCTCAGAGCCGCAGTGTATACAGCCCCAGCGCGGGTGCGGATATGGCCGCAGCCCAAGGATTTCGCAGCGGTCTTACCGAAGATACGTCATTCGACGATTTCTTCCGAGCCGCAGATGAAGCAAATGGCGTTGATAGCACATCGGGTGGAGGCCTGCTTAGTAGGTTGACAAGTATGGCAGAGCAAGCCCGGCTTTTGTCCGCAGGGTCGGATATGGCCAATGCTCAAGGCGGCACATCGGGTGGAGGGTTGCTTGATATGCTGACGAGGGCAGCAGAGAAAGCCAGGGAAGCAGCGGCAGGTGGCACAAGTGGCACAGGTGGCACGGGTGACGCAGGAGGCACAGGAGGCACAGGAGGTGGTGACGTGGCCTTTGATCCGCCTAGCATTTACACGCAAGCACAACTATTGAACACGGCAGGTAGCTTACTGGGCAATCGCTCCAATGATTTTGGAGGAGGCGCTCCCGGATCGGCTCCAGCGTCCGCTCAACTATCCAATCTTAGCGGTCTTTCGGGGCAATACAACATCAATTCGCAGGGCTATGCCAACCCATATGAAAGCATTGCGTCATCCAGCGCACTGTCTACATCAGCTGCCGGCGCAGATGGCAATTCGGGCATTACCGTTGGCTCTCGCCCCACTGATACGCTGACTACAGCGCTTACCCAAGCATATCGAGATAGGATTGGCGCAGATGATCCGATCC